GAAGGGGTGTAGCGTTTAACCTGAAGGCACGTAGAAGCCGTCGTGCGGTCTTCGTTAGAGAAGGCTTTAATAGCCTTTTCATGCGCCCTCTTATCGCTCCACTCCGACTTGTAATAGTATTCGTTAATTACCCCCTCAGAATCGGCTATACCGCTTCGCATAGTATGCACGGGTAGGTGTTTGATACACGCGATACGAGTTCGGGCCGCGTTCCAAATTACGTTTAGGTAAGACATCCCGTAAAGTTTAATATCGAAAGCCACCCTTTGCAATAGGTCATCGTCACTTTTACGAAGCAAATCTTGAAGGCGTATCCATTGTTCACGCTTCCCATCGGACTCGTCCTTATCGGTAGCGTCTAATCCACCGCCGTATATCATATCGGCCACGCCGTTTATTATCGCTCCGTTGGTGGAACTGGAAAGAAAAAGGTCGCGGAGGTATTCCCCATACATATCGTCTAAACCATAAGACACGAACTTTTGCCCTTGCTTCTCACGAAATAAAGGTATCTCAGAATCTGAGTAGTTTATAACACTAAAGTTTTCCTTAATCATTATGGGTAGATAAATTGTTCAGTAGTAGGGGTGTATTCGTTAAAGTCGGGCGTCACCTCTTCCATGTTCCCCGCATAGTCGCGGACGTAAGCCATACCCGATTCGAGTAGTGTAGCATTAGCGGGGTCCAGGTTTGTATTACTAATTTGTTGGTAAATATTATAGGTATAGAATCCCATCGGGTAAGTGTCATACTTGCCCGTAGCATCATAAAACTTAATAAAACCCGTCGTAGGACTGGCGGTTAGTACTGAAGGAATTACGGTAAAGGTCATTTTGGTATAACGACCGTTATTTGGAACTACGGTTTGAGGGATAAAGTACAACGAATTTAGCGAACCTAAAGAAGTTAATTGTATTAAGTAATACACACTCGCTTGTGCAATAGTTTGAACATCGGCCGCCGTTACATATATGCTTTGATTTACTGCCTGAGTTGTTGACGCGTTTTGTATTTGTAACATTGTTCTTTTTTACTCTAAAATAAAAAAGGGAAGATAGCGACTTGCCACCTTCCCCTTTCTTAAAAACCATTTGTATCTAAGCCGAAACGGTGATAGTTAGATCGGCTACGTCAGTCAATCCGTCAAAAGGATATTTTGCCGTAGGCACTCCCGCACTTCCAACCCCCGCAGTTGCTGGGATTATGTAGAGAGGGTTTTGTTCTTTTGCCGTAAAGCTTAAAGTAAGCCCACTCATATCTGAACGTGCTGCTCCCGTAGCGATAGACGCGCCACCTGTTAGATAGCATCCGTCAGTTATTCCCATTAAGTAGACGTTATCGTTAGAATCTTGCACGAAGATTTGTGCGCGGTTCTTAGAAATTAGTCCAAGTTGGTAAAGGTCAGCGGCTACAACTTTCTGAAGCACTACGTCAAGCGTCTGATTCCACATAACGGAACCCGTCGCCTTATCTGCTTCGATAGAAGAGTTAAAGGCTGACAAGTCCGTCACAAGGTCGTACTTAAAAACGGTAACGGTTGTATCTACAATATCCCACCCGTCGAATCCTGCGTCGGTTATAGTGTATGAAGATGCCGTTACGGTTGCGTTTGCAAGTATGTCAGAACAGTACGAAGAACAAAAGAATATAGCTTTAAGTCCTCCTATTGCATCACGGCAATCTATGCCCCGTGCGGCGGTTATATTACAAGCCATTTTCTTTTAAGTTTAAGTAAAGTTAAATCCTACAACACCGTCACCCGCTACGCCTGTCTGAACTCCGATAGCGAATCTCATAGAGATACGTACATTGTCAGAACCGTCGTACAAATATGTCGGTATTAAAGAAGCAGAGATATCCGGAGTGTAGCTGTTTACACCTACAACCAAATTGTCAGGGTAAGTGAAAACCATAACGTCTACCGTGTTAGGAATACCAGCAGTCGCGTAAACTGGGTAGCCTAAGTAGCTCGCTCCGTCCATTGCCTGATTGAATCCAGCTCCTGTATTCTGAGCTGCCATAGCTTGCAAGAAGAAAGCGTAAGCCTCATAAGAAAGGTAGAATCCACATCCCGGCTTTTGAAGAATACCTGGTACAGCTTGAGCTGCATCAAATACTCCGCTCATGTGACCTAAGATATTAGCGTTAGTCCAAGCTGCTGCTGCTGTATCATGCTCGATAAAGTTTGCACAAGCTGAAGCGTCAATTCCCGCTTCGTCGATTACCCCATCGTTAGAAAGGAAACCTACACCGAAAATCGCTGAACTCTGCCAAATTGCGTTCTCTACGCTTGTTCCCGTTCTTTCTGCTACTGCTCCAAGAAGGAAGTCTGTAAAGTCAACGGGTAAATCCCCGTTTCTTTGCATACGTCCATTAGCTGCGACCCAAGTTGGGAACATAGTCTTGCGACATACTTCTTCCATAACTGCTAAGTCTGTTTGGTCAAGCACTTGCTCGGTTAAGGTGACATTCTCACCACCCGCAAAACTACAATTTGCAGCCTGTAAAGTGTCAGTAGTAGATAGTCCCGATATTACGGCTTTATCTACTACGCCTTCTAAGAGTCTACAACGACCTTTAGCAATTGTTTCTGCTCCTAAAAGGGCAGCGGTTACGTAAGGCAATGCCAACTCACCAGCGTAAGTGTTCGCTCCTATCGTAATATCGAAGTCGTGCTTCTTTGATAAGTTATTCATCTTTGTGAATTTTGAATTATATGTAGCGCACGATCTACTCCGTTTAAATTAGAAATATCCTTCTTCTTGTGCTGAGAAGAAAGTTTGTTAGGTGAATGAGATACGCCCTTTGAACCAGGTGCGCCCTCTAAATTTTCAAGTCTTTTGCTTATAGAAGCAAATGCCTCTTCTAAGATTTGGCCCAAGTCTTCCGTAGATTCATCTACTACAACTTCCACCTCATCTTTTTCATTATAAATATCCGAAACAACTTGTGCGATTGCATCGCGTACCGCTTCGTCAAGGTCAGGGAAACGCTCCGCTAATGCATCACGAACTTTGTCGTAATCCATATCTTCGCGTACATCTTCCTTCTCGTCGTCGATACCATCACGGTAGCCTTCTTCTTCCGCTTCAGGAATAGTTTCCATTTCTACTTCTACTTCTATTTCGTCTTCTCCAAGAGAAGCCAAACGAGAGTCTTCGTTAACGACTAATTTCGTGCCGTCTTCAAGTGTGTACGTTCCCGCATCTAAGGGGGTAGCGTTTCCGCTATCGTCAAGAATACGTACCTCTACACCTACGTCCCACGACTCGGCTTCGGTAACGATTACACGCCCGTCGTCTAAGCGACTTTCTGCGTAGAGCTTAGTTTTGGGAAGACCCATAACCTCGCGGATTTTTTCGATTGTTGTCATATTGTAAAATTATTACATAGATTAATAGAAGTTATTCTTATCCGTTTATTTTTAACCGTAGCGTCGCTTTATCATACCGCAAATCTTTTCCGCTACTTCTTTAGAACCATACTCGGCTACCTGGTCCGCAATACATTCGTCCCAAGGGTAAGCCTCTAAACTTTCCTTCGCCGCGAACATAGTTTCGCCGTTAAGTTGAAGAGTTCGATATCCCGTTAGGTTGTGAAACATCTCACCCCATAACTGGGCGTCTTGTGATTTCTTAAATAGGGGTTGGCCGTTTAGAATCGCCGAAGGCTTAACCTCTTCCAAAAGGATAGATTTAAGTTCTGCAATGATCGTTTCGTCTTCGGGGCAGTTCTTACAAAGTTTTCCCAAAGTCATCTCAGTAAGGAGTTCCGAGAAGTAGCCTTCTATACTAAACCCCCTCACTTCTTTTTGCTTCACTTTTTCCCAGACAGAAAAATTGTTGACTTTTACGGATAGCATCCAACTTCCAACGGGTAAGTCAAAACCATAAAGTGCGCTCTTGTCTTTCTTAGAGTCTTCGATAAGCCAAGACTCCACCACGGTAACGCCTTCTATTTTACTATTATGCTCTAACGTGTGTTCGTTGGTTCTTGCCTCCCGCATAAATAACTCCATCGCGTGGCGTACCGTTTCCTTAGAAAAGAATACGTCGTACTCTTCGTCGTTTTCGTCGAGCCTCAAAATTAACTTTTCAGGGATTAGGGCGGGGCCTATGAGAAGACGCTTGTCCTCGTCCATAGCAAAGGCCATCTTATTGTCTTTAACTGCGGATAGGTACACGAAGTCGGTTTCTATCGCGGGGAACCGTACAAGACTAACCGCCTCAATTCCCGTAATCTCTTCGGACTCATCTATTAAAAGTTCTACTTGCTTTCTCATATCTTTAAAAATATCTTTTACTAAATTGTTTATTTATAGCGTGGTCGCCGCTTTTATTTGTTCAGCTAAAGCGTTTTGATCGGCTAACTGTGTTTGCACTACATACGCATTTATAGGGGGTATAGAGCCAGGTGTTAAAGACTCCGAAATATCGGGAGTCAGCCCAAGGGTTGGGCCGTCGCGGTTACTCGCTATGGCTTGTCCCCCACTACCTCCACCACCTCCCACACCAGCAGTAGC